AATCAAAGGCTAAAAAACGCCAAAAGAAAAAGGAGGTAGTTAAGGAAGAAACTCCAGAAACTACTGAATAATATCATATTCCACCAACACCGTTTGTTTGTATGTTGGTAAAAAAATAAGGTGGATAAAATGTTAAACGAAAATAAAAAAATTGTTAGTGATAAAAGTTTGCTGTTTGCGGCAAACGAACCGAAATTGTACTATCTCAAAATTGCTGAGAATAGTGACGAACATCTAAAAATATGGGTAAAGGAACCAACTTGGATGCAAGTAGAAGCGGCAATGGCTTCTGTTATGAAAGTTAATTCCCGTACTCAGGAAATGGATATAGATTTAAATAATTTATACCATTATATGATTGATAACTTTATAGAGAAAACTGAACCCAGTTTATCTAAAGTGGACTTAATTAGATTAAGTCCATACTTAGGAAGTCAATTAAAAGATATACTTCCGAATCCCCTTCAAGATTTTATGGGGGATGATACAAAAAACGAGAAGTCAGAGCCGCAATAAGAGGAAAGTCTGCTA